TTACTAGAAAGCGTTATACACAGGATAATTAACTTCTCCGGAAAGCGGTGTAGCGTCCGCTCCTGCCACTTGTACTGGAACCGCACCATATATGTTATATTTAGCTGTAAGGTCGTCTAGGCGCGTCTGAGCGTCATTAGTGAGGCCTCTGTAGGTCTTGGCTATCTCATTCTTATTGGTGCGCGTAATTGTCGAGTCCCCGTCCCGCAAAGTAATAAAGTCTACGGCACTATCTATGCCCTTTAAAACAGAGCGTGTTTTCTTTTTATAATACTCTACCAAATAGAGTTGTTTGAAAATATCAGCTTCTTCGTACCTAAAGGCCCCTGTTCCCTGAAGGGCTGTGTCGCCATCAGTAGTTCCAGATCCTGAAAAAGACGTATATAGCTGAGTATTAAGCAGTCCTACGTTATTCTCTAACCACCCAGAAATCTGAGAGATAGACTGATATCCGGTATCACTATCAAACTCATCCCGATAGATACCTGTAGCAACAGTGCTAACAAAATAAGGCGTTTGCTTTTTATCTGAGTCCCAAGCCATTGTAAAGTAATTTACACTTAAAACCCTTAGCTTTGACCTAGAATCTTTTTGGCTTGCTCATGGTTAGGATGCTTGGGATCACAAATAGAAGTGGGTCGAGACATGCCAATCGTTCGCTGCCCTTTAGACACACGTCCAAACTCTTTGCGCAATTTCTCCTTAAGCTCTCGCGTATTACCGCTAGCAAATAATCTAACCTTGCCACAAAGATTCTGAAGATCTGCAAGGGTCATTTCTTTAAGTTGGTTTTCAAAGATATTGGGGTCATTGGTTCCAAAATGGTTTACCTCCTGTACGCCCAAAATCTGCTCTAGTTCCTCAATTTTAGAGAGAGTTTCATCATCTATCTTACCACTTGAATACTTCAAATCACTGAGGTTAGCTTGAGGCTTTTTACTGGACGCCTTAGCCTTTTTAGTAGGCGCCGTTTTCTGGGTGATCTGTTTTTTAGTGCTTTTTTTCTTTGTTGCCATATACAATAATAGTATACACAGGATTTTTTCAAAAAAAAACTCCACCCCAAAATGGGGTGGAGCTGAATTTCTTAGGAAAAACCCGATTATTACATAATCAAGCCAACCAAAGCACGGTTGTCGAGAACCATACGACCCTCTTCGAGGGCACCATAGTAACCGATTCGTTGCTGCCTAATAGAGAACTGATCGTCCGCTACCAAGTTGAACTCAGAACCAGTGTCGGAATCTACAGCAATGGCGCGCACCAGCGCATCACGACTACGATCCAAACCAACTAAGATCTGCGAAGTTGCTCCTGCAAAAGCAGTCGCGTTTCCGCCGTTATTCTTGTTGTAAGTTTGACCTGCCGCAACAGTGTTAAACACATCATTATAACGTTTGCCTTTACCGAGCTCAAGGACTTCCATGATATTAATACCAAAGAATTCAGTAATACCACTGGATTTCCAGACCTCGTTACGAATTGCGTCCGTTGCCGGAATAGCCGTAGTCGCTGCCGTAGGCGTGATTCCAGTCGCCGCTTTGGTATTCATTGGATTATAAGCGATAGCACGAATCTGCTCTACCACTTCAGGAGAAACGATAAGATCAGTGATTCCGTGACGTGCTCCCGTAGGAGTACCACCCGACCAAGAAGCGTTAACGCGCTTGGCTTTAGTGATAAGCTTATTCAGATCATCCAATACAAGAATGTCTGCCGTATTTGTACGGAAAACATTCATGTTATCGCCAACCTCTTGAGCTTTACCGTTTTTAGCCTCAGCTAGCGCTGTCATCAACAGGTTCGAGGAAGTCCTCTCCTGTTTCAGCAACACTTCCTGTGCCACACGAGTGAAGGTTTTACCAATCACATCCAACCGTGAACGAGAAGCATACTTCCTATCGAAAGCAACTGCACTATCCAAAGTGTAGGTTGTGAACTTAAGCTCCGACGCAGTAGGTTGCACCATGTTGGTCGGAAGACCACCGGCGACTGACTGACTCCAAACCTGAATATAATCCTCATCGAAGATGTTGTAATACAAATCCAACGGGAGAGAAGGGTTATCGTCAGCGTTATACTGAAGAGGAGTGAACAGATTGCTGATTGTCGGAGCGTTATTAATAACTTCCGAAACAACGGGGCCAATAAACTCGGCTAAGGCAACCTGTGCACTGTAAGCAGTGTCTCGATTCTTAGAGGCCATAGCCTTAATAAGCTCGAGTTGTTCTGGGGTTCTTTTTAATGTAATTTTCATTATATTATAATCCTTAGTTAGCGTTTGTATTAGCCCATGAAGCAGACGCATCAATCATGACCATTGCATAATTTGCGGTGCCCGTTCCAGCAAACTCATCAGATTGCCCGTTTTGTGAGGTTCTATTGCCCGTAGCTAGCACATGGCCAACTGGAGTATGAGCGGAGAGAAGCTCCGGATCAACACCTGCCAGCTTACCTGCTGTAGCGCTAACGCAAGCAACGTAACCCGGTACCAATGCGCTATACGCATCAGCATCAAAGGTAAATACGCCTCGTGTTGCGATCGGAACCGCCTGACCACTCAGAACAGCTTGAAGCTCGTCTGCTTTGATCGGGTTATAGATGAGTTTTTCACCGTTCTCGTCATTCTTAATCGTTTGATTGAGGGTGACGCCAATAATAGGTACGCCGGTTGTTGCCGCGATGCACCGGAGGGGAACTTGAGGGTATTTATCGGCACCCAAGAATGGGTAGTCGGTTTTACCAAGATAACTCGAAGAAGATGCAAACTCAATCACGTCTTTCTTCAGATTACCGCTCAGCACCTTCACGAGCACACCGGCACTACCGTTACCATTAGTCGATGGATTATCATCAACTATCTGATTGGCAAACATATTGATCACGTCGTGATCACTGTATTGCCTGAATGGATATAGTCTTAATGCCATAATATTTTAGTATGTTACTGAAACTGTGTCAGGGTTAAAAGCTTTCATAAACTTGTCCCGAAGAGATTCCTCTTGCGAAGACGCTTCGTTATTGTTTACAATTGCAGGCTCCTCGGAAACTTCAACGTTTTCGACGAGATCTTCAACCGTAGCTTCCTCTGAGGCAGAAGCTTTAGATTGGTCGAGGGTAGCCAAGCGCTTTTGAAGCTCCTGCTCTACTTTTGACTCGAAAGCAGCTTCCTGCTCCTCTTTATAAGCTTTGCCTTTATGCTTGAGGATAACCCCAAGTTTTTGCTGGTATGATTCAAAAGCAGCTTCAGAAGACTCAAGCGCAGCGACTTCCTTGGCTAATACAGCGCGATCGCTGTCTTCCAAGTCGTACTGGGAATCGATGTTTTCCATTCTGCTGTTGAACAACTCTTCTGCTTTCGCAGTAGAGATAGTACTCTCAAGAGAAGTAATCTTCTCTTGAGCCTCTTCGAGCTGCGTCTTAAAGCTCTCGATATTAGCTTTGGCTTCTTCAGCACGAGTAATCGCATCAGCCTTCTCTGTTTCGGCTGCTTCTTGCTGTAGCTTCCACTCGGCATCCTTCTCACGGATTCTATCCATAATTACGGTTGCCATGCTGGCTACAGACTCTTGCGAAAACTCGGACTTTTTGCCTAACTTAGAATCGAGCATCTTTTCGAACTCTGCAGTTAATTCTTTTGTGTCCATAGTTTTAAAACTGTTATCTTTTTTTACATTGATTTCCGCGTTTTGGGAAATTTTTAAAATATTTTTTTGAATTTTTTCTAGCGTAGGCATCGATGCTTGGCTGTCTGTATCTTCCTCTTCTTCTATTTGAAGGTCGTGATTTTCATGAGTAGTAACGCCCTTTACGTCTGCGGCAGGCTTTGTAGTGAACCCAATTCCTAACGGAAACACCTCCCCAGCTACTAAACGATAAACTGGGGTTCCATCATCAAGAGTACCATTTCCGTCATTTGCTCGAAGATATTTTTCAAATTCTTTTATTTTTTGCGGATCACTAATTACCTCGGCTTCACTAAGGTTTTGAGAGCCTATTGCAACATGATACTCATTGAATCCCAACTCCCAGCTTGCAGAAATTTTATTATAATCAAAATCTTCAGGATCACTTGCTTTCAACAGAAGTTCAGCAAATTCCGGATTAACGGTTTTATAGATAACCGCTGCAAGAGAAATATAAAAAGGATCTTCTTTGTTTTCTAATTTTGCAGTATTGAGTATTTTCTCGTTCCCCATGTCTGTAAACGCCGCATTTACGATATGTCCCACCACTTTTTGCTTTTTGTGCTCTATGTTAGTGGGCTTATGAACGAAATAATCTAACAGCTCTTTTGCTGTAGCAGAGCTAATTCCATCACCATTCCTATTAAAACGATTAACTATAGCGGCATTAAAAGCGGCTCCCACCAAATCAATATTACGATCCAGATCTATCCCTTTTGGTATTAAAGGCTTTAAATTATCCAAAGAAGCGACGCTAATGCTCAGCTCGTTTTCTAGATCGTCTGTAGCAAAAACTTCAAAATCAAACTGTGTTTTGAATTTATAAGGCGTACTCATACTGCTTAAGTTACACTTTTTTAATCTTTTGGTGAATTCTTTATGCTGTGGTATAAAATAGCAGAAGAATATTCGTCCAAAGAGTGCTCTACGCTAATGTCCGAGACAGGGCTTAGCGTCTTCAAACCTAAAAGCTTTTTGTTATCTTTTAAGCAACTAATGGCTGTTTTCTTCCAATTAGCCTGCTCGCATGCGGACACAACAAGTTCACATACTTTTTCTAAAACCTGTTTTTGGTCCGAACTTAAACGTTTTTTCTTAAATACTTTTTTGGCTTCTACGCTAATCTCACTATAAAACTTATTAGTGGCATCAATCACTTCTTTGATGGCATCGACAGCATAGGTAACTTTACGCGCTTGAGTTTTGGACCCAGCAGGTCTCCCCGGAGACTTGGGGGTTTTATTCTTTTGTTCATCGAGTATTCTCATGCTTTCAGGATGTTTAATCTCTTCAAGCTCCATCTCTTCAGACTCTTCGAAAACAGGTACTCCTCCTACCAAAGGATTATACCAACCCTTTTTTCTATCATCTAAAAACTTCTCTTGTGCTTTTTCTAATTCACTCTCAGAAGGGAATACTCCCGTATCGATTACCTTCATACCCTCTTCGGGAGGTAAAATACCAAGCTCCATCATACGCGTAATCACGCGTTGAACCTGATTCTCGTCCTTCATATCAATATCCTCAAAACGAGCGCGAGGAGAACCGCGGAACCCAAAGTTTTTACATATTTGATCTATTTCAGGCTGTAAGAACTCGTGAAGAAAAGCTTCTCGCGATTCCTTAAGTCTTTGAAGGAAAAGTTGTGCCTTGATAGTCGCATTAGCAAATTTCTCCTCCGCTAAAATTACATTTTGCAACCCTTCTTTAATATCTCTATTTACAACATCATACTTAGATGGACCAATAACCTTCTCTAAATCTGGAATAATGAACTCAGCTTTAGTAGTATAATCACTAACCAATACACGCCCAACACTCTGGTTGGTGAATAGATTTTGCATGGCTGTCATATTACGTGGATTGATTCCACCTTTGTCAGGGGTTGCCCCCATAGTAATCATCAACACTACAT